ACTGCAACGCGAGAGGCCAGCTCTGCCTGTCTGCCGGAGAGCCTTCCTGGCACGCTGCTGCCTCAGCATCAGCAACCTTGGCGCACTCCTCGATGACGGTGTTACGCACGGTTGCGGAGGGTGCGCTCAGGTCCGCGCTGTGATTCGCCGTCGCCCGCTCGAGATCGTGCTTCAGGGCGGAAAGCTCGCGCTGCGCTTCCTCCAAGTCCGCTCGCGCCTCAGAGAGCCTGCTCTCGTACTCGGCAATCCTGGCGTTGAGCCGTTCGGCGGCGCATCCCGGCTTCTCGAACGATGCCGCCCAACACTGAGGTTCACTGTGCGCCATTGATGATCTCCCTTGCCTGCTTGACGTGCCAGGGTTCGTCAGCGATTGACTGAGTGCGCTTGGACTGCTCCTTGTCCCACGTTCCGATCATTGACCGCATAAGATCCATTGCTCTGCGGCAACGGCTCGGCTGTTCGCGCTCCGCGGTCATGAGCTTCGCCTGGATGCGATAGTCCTGCGCTTCCTCGGCGGCTAGCTGCGCCTCTTTCGCCTCGGCGAGCTCGCGCTGCGCTTTCCGGACGCGGCGCTCAAGCTGGCGGGCGAGACGTTCGTATGCCTGCCAGCGATAGTGGACGTCACGGCCTACCTCCGCAGCAGCGATGGCATCCGTCTCCGGCGTCTCGCCGGCCAGCGGCGTAGGAGTGGAGGGGGGCCTTCCACCCCCTTGGCTGCTCTCCATACCTGACGCCGAAGCAATATCGGGTGCCATTCCGCCACCACGTTGGCTTCGCGGGGCATCGGCGTCGGCACTCTCACCGGCAGCTTGGGTGATCTGTAGTTCGTGGGATGGCGCCGATTTCATGAGCCTGTTCTCGACCTCAAATACCGGCACGTAAACTCCGTTCCTACGCCACGCCTCATCGCCGCGCAGCTCTGACGGGCGAATTGCATCCCATCCGTCCGCACGCCATCGAGCCATGATTGCCTCAGGCTCGTCAATTTCTACTTCATCGCGCTTATCGCGCTGAGCCTCTTCCAGGGACCGAGACGAAAGGATCAGAGAATAGGCCAGCTCCCGTTCGATGAAGGTCATGCCGTCGCCACGGCGCACCATCATCGCCAACTCCTCGACCGTTGCGCGCGACTTATCATCGTGCGGCATTGACATCCTCCGCTTCCTGAAGTCGTTTCTTGAGGCGGCGCAGCAGGGCCTCGATATGCTTCGGCTTGATACAGCCAGTGGCGTCGAACACGGCGCTTGGGCCTGTGAGCAGCGGGTCCAGCCAGTTCGTAGGCACCAGTTCGGACAGCTTCAACGGTGTGGCAGACACAGCGTTCAGGTCGGCGGTGTGGTTCGCAACGGCGCGCTCAACATCGTGTTGCAGCGCTGCCGTCTCCGACTCGGTATAGCGCGCCTGGGTATTGAGGTAGTAGTGCGCCTGCCGCGCAAGATCGTAGGCGAGATTCTTCCAGACGTTGACCGCTTGCTCGGCGCACATCAGCGCCTCGGCGCGGTTCTGTTGAGCCTTTGCGCCCTTGAGCCAGTAGTCCGCGTACTTCGCGGTGCTGTCGCACAAATACGCACCGACCGGCGGCAGCGCCTCGATGGTTTTTACGTTGCCTGTGGAAATCGACGCAAGAGCCTTGTCTTCCATGTCCGTCCTTTCGTAAATGCCGCGCTCGAAATCTCGCTTCAAGGCGCTGGTATCTTCGTCTCCTGGGATATCGCGTTGTTCGCTCATGCCGAGTCTCCGTCATCATCCCAATAGGTCATTTCCTCGTCCGCTGCGTCGGCAGGATCGTCGGTGAAGTCGTGCTCGCCAGCCTCGCAGCAGGCCCACGCGTCTTCTGCGTTGATGCCGAGCTCCACCATACGTGCGACGTATGCCGCCATCCACATCTCTTCTTCGGTCGGCATCGGCGACCGCCCGCCACCGATAACGGTAGGTTCATCGTCGAGGCTTTCCCCTGGGGTATCGCGCGCAGACGGCTTCATGTCGCCGCCTTGCACGACGAGCACGGAAGCCGGCTGTCCGGGTTATTCAGGTGCCACGCCGCATGGCCGGCGGCGTTCGTGTGGGTCATGATCTCGGCCAATCGCTTGATGGTTTCCTCTGGCACGACTACGCCGATGTGCCGGCCGCTGACCTTGGCGTGAAAGCAGATGCCGCTCGTATAGCCCTCAACGAATGTGCAGTTTCCGTTTTTCATTTCCTCTCCTTCGTCGTGTAGGCTGTTGCTTGCGCTCGCAAAAGAGCGTCGCGGGCTCGCTGCCGTTGTGCAGGCGCATAGCGGACAGAAGCTCGCGCACCGGGTCGGAACCGAGCGCGCCCTGCAAGGCGATGCGCTGCCATGGATTTACCTTGAATGGCAGGGATACCGTGATGTGGCGACGTGGGTAGCCGCTCTTGCTCTCGTGCTCAAGCATCGTGGCCTCGGGTACGTCCCTGCCGAAGATCGCCCAGGAGCGCAGGAAAGCCTCGTAGTGGGTATCGTTGTCGATGTCCACCTGAAGCTCGTTGTCTGCCGGATACACGATAACGAACCCCTCTGCTTCGACCCTAGCGATGTACGCCTCGCGCGTCTCGTTCGGGTCGCTGGCGATCTTCGCAATCATAGGTTCCATCGAAAGCATTACGCCCCCTCCGTGCTTCGGCGAAAGTCGCTCATTGTACCCCCATCCGTTGTGTTGCCGCAAGCGCGCCAGCAAGCCCGGTGTCCGGCGCCAAGTGAGCGTAGCGCAAGGTCGTCTGCGCCTTGCGGTGCCCGAGCAGGCGCCCGACGATGTCCAAACCCACGCCGGCGGCGAGCGCGCTGGACGCAAAGGTATGCCGCAAGTCGTACATCCGCGCGACGGGCACCCCCGCAGCGCGCAGGATCCGTACCCAAGCCCGGCGAAGGTCCATGCCGGCCGGGAAATATCGCCCGTTGACCACCGTCAGATCGTCTAGGATCGCGCAGGCGGCGGGCGGCAAGTAGACCGTCCTGACCCCCGTCTTGCTGTCTGGAAGCTGTAGAACGCTGCCGTGGCGCGCCCCGAATCCAGAAGTTCCGAGGGTCGAGCTCCGGTCAAGAGGCACAGGGCGACGTACCGGCCCCGGATGTCGGGGAAAGCCAGCGCGGCGGCATGGATGGCCTGGGCGTCGGCCGGCATGTAGAAATGCTCCCGGTGCCGCTCCGGGTTGCGCCTAACCCCGGTGCAGGGGTTGGCCGGGATGAACCCCCTGGCGACCGCGTAGCCCAAGGCCGCGGAGAGCAGCGCGAGGGCGCGGTTGGCCTGGACCATAGCGGTTTGCTTGTCGTGCCAGTCCTCCACCGTCGAGAGCGTGATGCTGGCGATCGGCAAGGCGCCGAAAGTGGGGAGCAGGAGGGTATCGGCCAAGCGCGTGTACTCCGCGACCGTGCGCGGCTTCAGGTGCCGGCGCATGTGCGGGAGGTAGCGATTGGCGAGGATGTTGGCGAGGGTCATTCTCCCTCCAACAGAATGCGGCCGTGCTCATCGACGGAGACAGAATTGATGGCGTATAGACAGGGTTCTGCGCTCGGCGACATGAAAACTTCCGCGTCCAGTTCCGGGCACTCCTCCGTGAGTTTTTTGAGTAGGTCGCGCAGGTTCATGCGGGGTACATCTTATTGAGCCAATCACGCAGCGCCCGCGCATCAGTTTCCGGCAGGATCATGCTGTGCCCGCTGCAGTCGCGGTAGGCTTCGTTAACGTAGATATAAATACCGCCGTTGGGATTGGGGCCGCGCTGCAGCACTTCCAAGTGGCCACAGCCGGACACGCGCAGAGATAAGAGATTCACGTTGACCCTTCCACTGTCAGGTTAGACATCATTGCGCCGCACGTGACGCAGTGCACAGCGCCGCCGACGAACAGCTTGAAGCGGTCGTTGTCGCACTTCACGCAGAAGTAGTGGCCGCCATCGGCGTTGAGTTTCTGGCTCGCGGCCTTCATGTCGGCGGCCTGCTTGCGCTCGGCGAGGTTGATGACGTTGTCGGTAATCCCTAGGGTAGGTTTCATATCCGGCACTCTACGCTCTTTCGTGTCGACTGTCAAGCAGACAGTAGGCACCCCTTTCAGCGCGCCGTAACCCGCACGTCCAGCAGCTTCCATTTGTCGTACGGCAACATCTCGCCTTCGTGCTCGACGTAGCAACCACCGATCCAGCGGAAGTCGGTCTTGCGCTTGGTGACTTCGCCCAGGTTGGTGCACTCGGCCTTGCTGAACCAGGCGTTGAGCGCGACCAGCGGCCCGATCACAAAGCAGATGGCGAACGCACAGATGACAAGCAGCATTATAAAGCCTACAACATCTTTCAGAAAGTTCATTACGTTTTCTCCAGTAGTTGAGACTTCGCCCACTATACAGGAAGTCGGCGCAAATGAAAAGGCCCGACTTTGTGGGCCGGGCCTAGTATCGCCGCGTTGTAGGCGTTGCTTGAGTGCAATGCTGTTGGGCGCCTCGTTTAGTCCGTTCTCGAATCTCGGGCTAGTAGATGGATTCTCAGGCCCACCGTCCCGCACGCTTAACGACCCGTCTGACCCTTTGCAGCAGACGGACTCCCACAGCGACAACTCACACTATACGCACTTCCGCGCTAGTTGTCAATGCTCGCTATAATGCTACTTTTCTTTGGTTTTAAGGTACGCCAGCAACCCAGGGTTGTCTTTGATGACTGCCAGCAGGCACGTCGCGAACTTCTCGACAATCTCTTCGTTCACCGGCAGGCTCATCGCTGTTTCGACGGCGTGCAGGACTTCGTGCAACACGGTGTCCTGTTCCATGCCGAGCGGCTGCCCATCTTGGATGACGATCAACTGATTGGCCGGCGAGAAACGGCCGATGCCCGGCTCGGTGTCCTCGGGGTTGTCACACAGCAGCGCGTCGCCTTCCGGCACGTACTTGATCGACAGACGCTTGCCGAGCACGCGGATGTGGACGGGGCGCTTCACTTCGACGCGACCTTCCCGAACTTCTCCCCGGTACGCAGGCCAGCGATGCCGAGCAGGCCGGTGATGACGACCCACAGCAGATCGGAATTCAGGCTCGGCGGCACCGGCCAGCCGCGGGACTGCGCGAGCCAGGCGAGCAGAGGCTGCAGCAGGACGACGTAGCCGAAGCCCGCGCCGCCTACCCACCCGAAGAACGGCCGCCAACCCGAGACGAAGACCGACGGGCTCTGCGCCTCGCGAGCGTTGATCTCAAGCTGCGCGAGGACTTCCTTCAACGTCCCGTCCTGCGTCATCTTCAGCAGATCGAGCTCGGCGGCCGCTTTCGCGGCCGGGTCAGGGATCAGCCGGTCGATCAGCGTTTTGCCAATGTCGAGCAGCGGACCAGCGAACAGCGGGAGCATTTATATCTGCTCGACTTTGAACAGTTCGCGCGGGATCGGCTGCAATGGGTCGCCACCTTCGTCGATCGAGTACACGGTGCCGTTGAGATCCACCCAGCAACTTGCGTAGTCCTTGCCGTCCGTCCAGGTCAGGGTCGCCGCCTTCAGGAGCGGCAACCGCGACGGTTGCACGAGCGCGACGACCTTCGGGTTCGTGCAGGGCTTGTCATACAGACGCAGCGTCACGCTTTCCTTGCCATCCTTGGCGGTGAATACCTCAGACGCGAATACACTGAATCCGAGCGCCAGCAGCGCGAACAACGCCACGACCAGCAGCACTTGCTTTGCTTCTTTCACTTTCTCCTCCTTGCGGCGTCAGCCGCGTTTTCGACCCTATAACTCCATTTTATCAGGCGGGACTAAGCCTTTGATTGTGCAGGCTTGCCGCGCGCTTTTTCCATCGCGTCGGCGATCGCGTACGCGAGGATCCCGTACCAGTCTGCGACGTAGGGATCGCACATACGCGGCGGCCGCAGCATCGCCGCCATCGCGGCGAGCGCGAACTGGTCGCGCCGGGTCAGCTCGGTGCGGATCGGCTGCGCCATCAGTTCCTGCAGCACTTCCATGTCGGTTTTCTCGGTCATGCTGCCGCCAGTATGAGTAGCGCCCGGTAGGCGTCGGCGAGCTCCGGGTTGTTTTCTTCCAGCAATTCAGTCTCCTCTCCGTCGTTCATGTTGATCTCGTGTGCGTTGATAATCGCTTGTGCTTGCTCCGGGGTCATCCGTATCTCCTTCGTAGGTAATCAATTGACAGCCACATCTCGTCGAACTTCCCGTCGCGCACTTCATGTAGAAAGCAGGTACCGCGGTAGTGCGCGTTCGTGAAGGGCGAGAGGAACTTGTACGTGTGCTGGTAGAACGAGCCCGAGATGATCGCAGTCAGGTTGCCGCCGTCCGCGCGGCGCGCATACGCCGTTTCGCGCCCCTGCTGGTGGCCGGCGACAGCGGACATGTGCAGCTTTCGCAGAATTTCCGGCGCCGAGCCGATCGGGCGGCCCATGACGCCGCTCGGAAAGTAGTGGCAGAACGCGACGCCTCCCACGGAGATCGGGTGCAGGAACGGGTGAACACGCCAGCCGTACTCCTCCAAGCAAAGATCGGATTTGGAAATCGTGCCTTCGAGGATCGGGAACTCCTGCGTGATGCGGTCGATATGTGACTCGTGATTTCCCTCGCAAAACTCCAGGTACGGCTTCCACTTCGGGTCCGCAGCCTTGGCTGCATCAATCGGCCCGAGGAACAACTGCATCCCCTCGTGGAACGCGGCGAGATCCTTGGCCCAACGGTGCCCGGCGAAGTCGCGCTCTCCGCGCCCAAACTTCGAGAGCGAAGGAAAGTCCCCGAAGTCGCCGATGCACACGATGACGTCGGGCTTCTTCTCGGCGATGTAGGTGCCATACCAACCAAGATGATCCATCGGCACCCCTGGCATGACCTGGGCATCGGTAAGGACCGCGATTTTCAGGCCGTGCTTCGGCACCGGGATGGCGAGAGGTTTGACGATGTCGACCGCGCGATTCATCGCGGCGGATACGGCGAGCGGACCTTTCCCTTTGACTCGCTGCCAGTAGTCCTTGTCCTTGCGTCGCTTCTCGGCTATATCTCGATAGGGCAAAAGGAATCTCCTTTTACTAGGTTTTCAGACCTGCGCAAAATTTGCAAATTGCTAGGGTGATGTGCGCCACCCTTCGCTAGAGGTTTAATATGGTCGACATGGTAAGGCTCGCCGAAGCGCAAAGTCATTTCCTGAGCCTTTCTGTATAGTGCCGAAACCGCCGCGCGCTCGCTGCGCGTCAGCAGCGTTGTGCGTTTTTGTGCGCGGCGACGATGCTCTTTGGCCGCGTATTTACCTAGGTTTTTCTTCCGGTACCGCGTCTCCGCTGCCCGAGTTTTTTCTCGATTTTTCTCCCGCCACTCCGCGTAGTGCTCGGGGTGCGCTTTGCGCCATTTCATTTTAGCTCTGCGCTGCGCCTCTGTGGTCTTCATTGCTCCCTCCATCAAACATTGCTGCCGGCCCGCGTTCGCAAACCCTGTAACCGCCGCCTTCCGGACGCAGGTACTGCTTCCGGTCCAGAACCTCCAACAGCGCCCGGCGCTGCGTCGACGACATATCTTCTGGCATGGAGTCGCGAACCTCCGTCAGTGTCGCGAGACCGTTGATACCGCACCGTGCAATGACCCGGTCCATGACTTCCCGCTGCGGGGTCGTCAGCTCGGGCGAGAGTGGGTTGTCCTCGATTTGCTCCACCACGCACGTCGTCACCGGATCGCCGTCTGTGTCGCGCCCGACTTCCACGACGACCAACTTATAATACGCCTTGCTGCGAACGTCGTCACGCTGCTTCGTGAGCGCGATCTCCTGCTTGTCCACTCGTATTTCTGTATCAATCCCGGCTGGCAGCATCGAGTGGCCGCGCGCCCGGTCCTGGTTGCTGTGCCCGGTGTGGTGCACGCGCAGTATCGTATATTTTTTTCGGATGAGAGCCTTAATGTAGCGATTGAGCTCCGCCATCTTGTTCGCGTCCGAGTCGTCCCCGCCCAACGCCGCCGCCAGGGTGTCGATGACGATGATGTCCGGCGGCCCCCCGTGCAGCGCGATGAAGTCTTTGAGCACCACCGTCATCTCGTCGGTGCCCGACTTGATGGTGAGAGGGTCCGTCATCGCGTGGTAGCGAAAGGGCGTGCGGGTGTCCTTCAGCATCGGGTACTTCTCGCGCAGCGCCCACATCCGCTTTCGCAACGCCCGGATGCCCTCGTAACCGACGTAGAGCACGCGCCCTTGTTTAACACGCCGACCAAACCACGGCAGGCCGCAGGCGATGCTCGCCGCCATGTCGAGCACCACGAAAGTCTTGCCCACGTTCCAGGTGCCGAACAGCACGGCATCGGACTGGTATTCGAGCACGCCCTTGATGTGGTAGGCGATGCGAAGGATGTCCGCTTCATCGACGTTCGCCGGGTGCAGAAGACCGTTTACCTCCAATTTGACGATTGGAGGGGTTGTACCCGAATTGAGAGCGGATACGTCCTCGAACCCCATCGCTTCCGGAGTCAGCTTCCCTGGCGCATCCTGCGCGTAACGGTAGGCGTTGTGGATCTTGACTTCGAGTTCTTCCGCTTCCCACGGCGGAACGCAGCGCGCATTCCAATCTTCGAGCGCTTCGCGGGCGCGCTCTTGGGGGACGCCGAAGTCGCGAACGCGGCAGATTGTGCGGAATGTGTGATGATCGCCGCCGGCGCCCTGAACGGCGACCGGATGAGTACGCAGGAAATCGACGGCGCGTGCGACGGCCCCGGCTTCGTCTGTACCGACAGCTTCTGGAACACTGCCCCTGTCCGGTACAGATCGTGCGCGTACTCGTGCCACCAGCGCGACATCTGCGCCGGCGATTGGCTCGTCAGCGACGACTCGGTATTCTCCCGCGGCCGTTCGCGTTCGCGCGTCCTCAACAGTTCGAGACCCCGCTCCGACAACGTATCCGCCCAGCGTCCGAATATCAACGCCAGGGCCGAGCACGTCCACTCCGTTGCGCACAGCATCCGCGCAGCGATAGTAGATGTGGCGCCCGCCGCGCGGCGTCTCAACCTCGTAAGTAGCTTCAAGCTCGATCTCCTTTTCGAGGGCGGCGAGCGACTCCCATCCGCCTTTGGTGGGGTCAACGTCGACCACCAGCAGGCCGTTGCAGTGAACGCCGGGGTTCGCGTTGGGCCACGCGAGCCACCACTGCCGAATTTGGTTCTCGTCAGTAGTAGCACGCGCCGGCCATTCCGCGATGAGCGGCTGCGCCTTGGTCCCCGCCTTGATCGGGAAGACCTTAAAGCCGCGCGCTGCGAGCCCGAGGGCCGCGTCGAGCACTAGGCGACCGGGTCCGCGTCTCTCGGGGCCATCGCTACCGCGCGCTGCGCCTTCTGCCAGTCGTCCCGGCAGGGCGCGTTGCACCACCGCAGCTTCATGTTGTGCAGCGCCGCGTCGCAGTTCAGGCAGTAGCCCGTGGCGATAGGCCCTTCGGGGGCGCGCTGCGAAAGGGCGGAGCGCCGGAAGATTTCCGCCGCTTCATTCGCCTGGTCAATAATATCGCCTTTGCCGTCCATTGATTTTTACCCCTTAATGTAGCGAGCCGACCGCCAGCAGGCGGCGGCGATTGGAAAACCTACGGCCCACGGCGGCACGACCGCCATGAGTGCTTCAAATCGGGTCAAGTCTGAATCAGTGAAGTATATCTCTGCAATCACTTCGTCGTGCACGTGAACGACGATCGGAAAACCCACAGACTCGACACGCAGCATAGCTTCGGCAAGCAAGTCCCGACAGATGGCTTGAGTGATGTTTTCCGCCAACTTGCCGCCGTAGGTGGAAACCCGGCACCACTCGCGGGTGTGGTTCTCGCCGCCAATGGGCTCGACGATGTAGGTGGTATTCTCCTCGCCGCGTTCCTTCTGCCCCTGGTACTTCGCCCACACGACGGCGTCCGGCACCGTCTTGAACGTGAGCTGGTCGTAGCCGAAGTTACCCGTGCCGATGGCGGGATAGGGGTAGCACAAGTTGCGGCCCGACGGGAGCCTGCACCACAGGAACGAACCGACTTTGCGGAAGCGCACTTCGCGCCCAGCGGCGCCAGCATACGTGACAGTGCCCGGCTTCTGGACCGCGGCGATCGACGCGCGTTCGAGCGCCTTCCAGTAGCCGGTGACGGCGGGATGACTCGCGCGCCAACCGTTCTTGAACTCGTCGGCTTGGCTCTCGGTGATGATCTGATATCCGGCGCGGCGCTTGACGATTTCCGGCGTGATCTTCGGCACGACCAACACCTTGTACGTCTTGCCCATCGTGCGGAAGGCCCCTACCCCACCAGCATACCCGAACGCGAGCTCCTCAACCTTGCCGATCTGACGCTCGGTCTTCGTGACACGCCCGACCGGGATGTTGAACGTCTTCGCGTATGCGACGTTGTAAAGATCAGGCCCGGTGCCGGCGTCGAAGTCACGATACGCCTGCAGCTTCCACTCCTCGCCCGCGAGCCAACACAGGCCCCGTCCCTCGATGTTGGAGAAGTCCCCGCCCAAGAGCGTCTTGCCGGGTGCCGCATGGATGAAACCGCGCAGACACTTGGAAACCATGATGCTCGGTTCGTCGTACGCCGCCGCGACCCAGGCCGCGTCTCCGCGGCGCAGCGCGGCCAGGACGTCTTCGACTTCCTCGGGCTCGGGGAGATCACGCGTGAAGTTGTGCGGCTGAATCCCGCGCCCAGCCCAACGCCCCGTCGTGGCGGCATGATACTGCAGCGCGTAGTGCACGCGCCCGACCATTTCGCGACGTTGTATCGCATTTAATTTCGAGATGCTAGTGAAGCGGCCGGCAGACTGGCGAAGTTTGAGCGCGGCCTCAACAGGTTCGGGGAGGTATTCTTCCCCGAGGAGTTCATCGACTTCAGCCTTGGCGAGCGAGTCCTGCATTACACCGAAGTCCGCCGCCCATTCTTTCAACGCGCCAACGGCGGAGCAGGCCGTGACCGCGCCTTCGGTTACTACGCCCATTTCCTTGTTCAACCGCTCCTTCTCGACGTCGGCGACCTTGAGCGCCGCCTCCAGGCTCGGCATGTCGAACGGGATGCCGCGAAGATTAATGCGCTGATCGAGCTGCCAGAGTCTTTGCTCTTGGTCGGTGAGCGGCTGGATACGGTAGTAGATGTCGCGCTCGACGACGCCGTCTTGGCGACAGTACAGGCCGAGCCGAGCGCGCATCTCGGGAGAGTCGTGATAGATGGGTGTGCCGTCGACGAGGATCTCGCGAGGTTTGCACATCTTCATCATCAGCGCGTACCCCTCGCGGTCCTTCGTGACCTTGAGGCCCATCGCGGGCGCCGCGTTGTCGAGCGCGCCAGGGAAGCCCATCGCGTAGGCCGCCGACATTGTGCATCGCACCTGTTCGATCGCGAGCGCGGGCCAGCCGTGACGGCGCATCACGAAATTCCAGATCGCGAGCTCGAACTGCGCATTGTGCGCGACGACGATGCCGCCTGCATCAACGTGCTGGGCGATACGCCCTGGAAGCGGCTGGCCCTGGTGCCATTCCGTGAAGTCCTCGCGCCCGAAGGCCCAGGTCATGCACAACGCCTCGGTAAGCGGGTGCCGCGCGTAACGCATTAGCCCGGCCTTTCGCAAGTCGACCGGGCTGCGCGTTTCTTTATCAATGAAGAGGGGTTCTGCCATGATGGGCTTTTTAGAACGCTGCCTGAGTCGTCAACTCAGGTGAAGGGTGACGCACAGCGCTCTAAAAAGACCTCCCCCGAAGGGGAGGAAAGAACAGCCACAGAGAGAAAACCCTACCTACCGCCCTACGCGAACGGGTCCACGGCCACGCCGCCGCCAGCGGGCGCCGCCGAACCAGCCGCCGCCGGGGCGCTCGCTCCTGCCGCCTCGGGGATCGCCTGGAAGTCGTCCGCGCTCGCCACGCCACCGCCGGACAGGCGCTCGCCGTCGCGCAGGAACTGCACGCCCATGAGGGACGCATTGATGCGCTTGCCCCACTTGTTGTCCTGCGGCCAGAGCTGAATCCTGGCGTTGACGTAGCAGCCCGAGTAGGGCTTGCCGGACGTCGCGGACAGCGGGCTCTTGTTGCCGTCGATCACCAGGGGTTTCAGCTTGTTGCTGGCGCTGACGAACATCACACCCGCGTAACCTTCCTTGCCCGGCTTCGAGGCGCCGTCGTGCAGGCACAGCTTGTCGCCGGCCTTCAGACCGGCAAAAATCTCAGCGGCCTTGTCCTTCCACTTCTCGACCGACACGACGCGGAACGCCTCCTTGATCGCCGCGTGCGCCGGGTGCTCGGGCTTGAAGCCGAGCGTCGCGCTGAACTTCAGATCGCCCTCACCATTCGGCCCGCGCTGGGGCTCGAAAAGCGCCGCGCCGTACAGCAGGCGCACGTCGAGCAGCATGATTTCCGTTACCTTCTCTTGCGACATCGTTTTCAATCTCCTAGTTTGTTTAGACGGGGGGATACCGCTCTGCTTCCACGGGTCCGTCCTGACCGTGATTCGGGGTACTACTCTGCGGGCTTGTCCGCCCGAGTAAAGCCACAGCCAGCGCGGCAACACCACTTTCCGTTGTTCGCGCCGTAATGCTCTTCGAGAAGCCACCAGCCCGCGTTGTGCAAGCAGCACAAGTCGCAGATAGTGAAGTGCGGCGTACCGCGCTTGCTGTACTGGTAGGAGCCTGTGCCCTTGCACTGCGGGCAATCCGCCTTCGCGTTCTGCGCCGCGTTGTCGAAAGCGTTCTTCACTCTGCTGTCGGCGCGCTGACGTCCTGAAAATGTTCGAGCTGTGCAACCTGCGCTGGCGGCCGGGGATCGGACGCGGGCACCAGGGTCATACCGCTTGATTTCTTCTCGACCAGCGCCGCTTCGTGCGTCTTAAACGCTTTCTTGCCGACGATGGCCTCGATCTTAGCCGGGCTCTTGAGTTCGGGCGTGGTGTAGAATGCCGCGTTCCCGAACGTCTTTTTCGCCTCCTCCTCGTCCGCCCACTTCCGCGTCGCGCGTTTCTCGACGATCTTCCACCCAGGAAACCCCTCACCTTTCAAGGCTTCCTGGTACGCGAACTCGCGTACCGCCGAGATTTGTGCTTCCACCAGCGGCGCCGCCGCCAGGAACTCGGCGATCTGCTCCTTGCTGTATTTCGCCGGGTGGACCACATTGAACGTGGCGGCGATGAGCGCGTGATTCTGTTTGTCCGCCGCCGGGCACTTCTTCGCTTTGAACGCCGGGCACCACTTGCACGCCTTGGGTGAGGGCACGAGATCCGCGCCGAACTCCTCCGTCTTTTTCGCTGCGTCGACCAGCTCGCCCGCGTACTCGATCAGGTCGAAGGCGGGCATACAATAACTACGAAAACGCCCAGCCTCATGATCGCACCGGGGTTGGGCGATGCGGAGCTCGACTTTGTCTGCATTGTACTGCGAGTTGGATAGGAGCGCCCCGAGGGCATAGACTTTCAGTTGCTTGTTGTCGTCGACGTCGACTGCAACGCCAGCGCCGAATTTCAGATCCGTGACGCGCAGCAACCGTTCCGACTCGCGCCACATGACTCGATCGCCGCTGCCGCCGAAACTTGGGTGCAGCTTCTTCAGCGCGGGGGTGAACGACTGCTCCACGACGGCGATGTCACCGGGCTGTTCGTTCGTTTTTATGTCATCGAGGTACTCCTGCACCCCTTCACACAAATCATCGTCTAGGCCGATCTCGAAACCTTCAACGAGCGCCGTCTTACCCGCCCACCGCTCGGCGCGGCCGCCGTCACGCTGACACTCCGCGGCAATGTAGTGCGCCGCCGTGCCTTCCGCAGCGAACTTCGACCCGTGATTCGGCAGCCCTTTTGACAGCGCAACAGAGCCCGGACAAGAAATCCATCTTTCGGCGGACGACGCCGAGAGTTCGGCATGACCGCTTGGCTCGACTGTGAAGGCGTACGCTTTAGACATACTGCACACTGTAACCTTTACACTTGTGGCCGCGCAGCGCCGCAGACGCCATGCTGCCGTCGACGACCCCGACCGCTTCGGCTGCGACAGACAAACTCTCGAACGCCCGCGTGCCCTCCGGCCCAACGAGCATGACGGCGCGAGTCTTGCTGTGCTGCTTGCGCGGTAACGCCCGGTGCGCGTGCAAGTGGTTCTCCGAAGGCGTGACCCACTCCAAATTCACCGCGCGATTGTCCGCTCGCACGCCGTTCTTATGGTTCACGTGCGGCTTCCCGTCCGGGTTCGGTAGAAACGTGCTCGCGACTAAGCGATGCACCCGGCACGCCTTCCCGCCCAAAACCAGCATGAGGTAAGCGTTCAGGCAGACCCCAGGGCGCAGCACACGGCGCGTGCGGGCGCTACGAATCTGCCCCGCGCGGCTCGCTTGGTAGCGCCCTTCGAGACCTGGAATATCTCGCCAGATCACTTGGCGACCGCCTTCACCTTCGCGTCCGCCGCCGCAATGAACGCGGCGTACATCGCCTCGGGCAGCTTGGTGAGCTGGTTCACACCATGCGCCGCAAGGTGCGCAACGACCGCCTCGGCACCGAGCCCCTTCGTGTCTGAGATGCGCTTGAGCGCCGCGCGTGCATCGGCCAAGGTGGGGGCCGCACCCGCCGGAGACGGTGCCACAGGCGCTGCAGGCGGCGTGGCGGCCGAGGCCGGCGGGGCGGCTTGTTGGGTGGGGGAGACCGGCGCCGGGGGTTCCGTGCGTTGCGGCTCTTGGCCTTGGGCAGCGGCCGTCGCCGGCTCCCCCGTTGTCTTGTACGGCCCGCGCGGCACGCCAGCGTCGGCGCGGGGTTTGCGCTTGGGTTTCTCGGCCTCGACGGTGCCGACGGCGCTCTGCTGCTGTTGCTGCGCTTCCTGCGCCGCAATCACGGCGCCAGCACCGACGATCTCTCCAGGCGCGGGCGGCAACGCCGCGAAAGTTACCTGCGGCGGAAAGAACACCTGCTCGGCGAACTTGCGGACTTCTTCGAGGCTACTGAATTCGAGTTTCATGTCGCTCCTACGTGGGTTGAGTGATTGCCCGGACGAGCGCGCTTGCGCCTTCCTGGACATTGCGCTGACGCGCGCCGTCTGCCCTCCATTCGCCTGTTTATACGACGGTACTTTTCCGGTGCCTTCGCGCGGCGAACTCGGGCGCGGGCGGTGTACCGGCGCTGCTGTTCAGCCGAACACTTCCGCGAGGTTTCTTGTTTTTTGTAGGACGATGTTGCTGACGATCTCATCTATAGGGGTTCCGATAGCAACACGAACTGTCACCGGGTTCTCTTGCCCGTGGCGGTGCATACGCTGCATCGCTTGTAAGTTATTTCCAGGCACATAGTCTAATTCGAGCATGACCCCCTGGTGCGCCGCCGTGAAGTCCAGGGCGGTCGAAGCGATGATGGTGCTGGCGATCAAGACCCGGCCACCACGCTTCCATTCCTCGATCAGCGCGTCGCGGTCCCCGCGCGGCGTGTCGCCGAAGATCAGCGTCGTCGCGATGCACGCCCGCTTGAGCGCATCATGCAGCGCGAGCATCGCCTCCCGATGGTAGCCGAACACCACCACCTTATCCAGCAGCCCATTCTCGATCTCGAACTTGATCGTCTCGAACACGGCGGGCGCCTTGAGGAGCGCGTTGTACCGGCGCAGAGTGGCGAACTCTTCATGGCCAGCGAGGAAAGTAAGTAGATCTTCGGGCGTGCGCTTCTCCAGTTCAGCGCGGAGGCGCGCTTCGAGCGGAGCGCAGTCGGTGCCAAAGCCAGCGAGGAAAGCGGGGCTAGGCTTGACGTACCACTCCTGAATGTCGATCTCGCCGAGCTCGGGAAGGACATCCCGCTTCTTCCGGCGGAGGGTGAATGATTCCAGTATAGCACGCAGCTCGGCGACGTGATCCGCGCGGTTCCCTCGCACCTTGCCGTTCTGATCGACGTGACAGAAGTAGCGGGTGAAAGAATCGTGATCCATGCCGATCTTGCCGAACGCGCGCAGCATCGGCCACAGTTCGGAGACGTTGTTGGGCGCCGGGGTTCCGCTCGCAGCCCAAACGCGGCGCGCGTACCAACCAAGCCCGCCGGTGCCGAACACAGCCTTGGCGCGCTTCGCCTGCGGGTTCTTTCCGAAGTGGCACTCGTCGGGGATCAGCACATCCCACGGCGTTAAGTGCCCCCGACGCTTGCAAAACTCGTGCGCCTGACCCCACGAAATAACGCGGAAGTCGTGGTGCGGCCGCGTCACGCCCCACTTTTTCAATTCGCGCAGCCAGTGCTCGATAGCGATGTCGGGGCACACCACGAGCCCTGTACGGGCTTGGACCAAGCGCGCGGCCGTACAAAGCTGCGGTGTCTTCCCGACCCCTGGCTCGTCCGCCAGCAGCGCGCGAGTGCGCGCCGCGAGGAACGTGGCGCCGGTGATCTGGAAGGGCTTAAGCTGCATCCGAGTACGGCGGCAGGTAATCCGTCGGCGTCCATGTCCGCACCTTCACCGTATGCTGCTCGCGCGGAAGGGCGATGCGGGGATACAGAACTTCCATGTCCACCCGCGACCGGAGCACCGGCCACCGGCGCAGAAACCACTTCGGCGCGAAGCGTTCTTTCAATGCCTCGATCCAGTTGGCCGGGTACTCAACGATGCACTCGCGCTGCACGAGCACCTTTTGAATAGCGTGCAAAGCGTACGCGCAGTGCTCGACAACGTAGTTCAACTCGAACTTCGGGCGCTCGGCGAACGGCCAGTCGATCAACGTCCGGTGGTGATACTGCTCAACTAACAAGTTGATCGTCTTGACATCGGACATAATGAAGGCCATTACGCTACCCTCCGCGCCGCGATCTCACGCCGCACCGCGCCGGGGTCCACACCAAGCTGCTCGCAGACCCACACGAAGCGGCGCGGCTCGTTCTCCTCGTCCGCCACCCACGCCTCGGCCGCCGCCTTCAGGTCGTTGCGGAATTGCTCGAACTGCGCGAAAGTCAGGCGCTGCCCGAGCGAACCTGGCTTCGGTTCCTCCGTGATGTCCGTGACCGCCTGGCGCAGCACCGCGACCCACAACTCGCGCGGCGCCCGTGCCTGCAGGTAGTCCGCAGCGGTCGTTTCGATAGAATAGAAGGAGGGGAGACGGTTCATTGAGTGTCGTCCGCGATAGACCAGTGTTTCGGGGTGCGGTCCTTGTATTGCTCTTTCAGCTTGGCGATCAACGCTTCACCTTCCGCGATGGTCGCGCGATGATCGAGCCTCGGCGGGCGATCGTCGGTCATCTTGCCAGCGGCGCGAGCCTCGATGAGCAGCGCGCAGCAAGCCATGATGTTACCGAGATGGTCGGTGCCGTCGAGCGGGTCTACGTCCTCCCCGGAGGCGAAGCCGTCGATGTGTCGCTGAATCGCCGAGATGTAGACAGACGCGCGCACGCCAGCCAAGCGCCAGTTCCATGCGCCATACTTCAGCATACCCGCGTACTGCGCGAGCGCCCATTTGATCTTGGCGATCGGTGAGCATAACCACAGCGGTATCTTGCTGTCGGCGATAGCGTCTTTCGGATTCGACACCTTGCCCGCGCCGCCACCGTTGTTGTTGGATACTATCAAATACTTCACGAAACTGTCTCCTGCCTCTTCGCTCAAGTCGCGCCCCTCATTTGGCTTCCGTACCGGGCCAACAGCACCGCCTCGGCCCGCCCATCGTCCTTCTTCCGCATCCACAGGTGCGCGGATCCCGGATAAAGCTGGCTCGCTTTCGCTCGGCTCATGTCTTTGTTCTCCCGGCCGCCCCGCAGCCCGTACACTGCCTTCCACGTCGCAGGGTGAATCAGCACCAGCGGGAGCCCTTCGCTCGCCACTGCCTGCTGCAGCGCGTAGAAAGCGCCACCGAAGCTGAAGCAAGAGGACACCCCCTGCCCCGGCATAGCACTCACGCGCTCTATCGTCACGCCTTTGATGTCGTACTCGGCGTTCCAGGCTTTCAGGATCGCCGCGAGGCGCCAGAAATCCATGCGCTTCTTGCCATCAACCTCGTGTGCTGGCATGTCCTCGACCTCAACCTCCTTAACTTTCGCCGGTATCAGCAGGGCTAGGGCGCCGCTCATGCCAGGGTCGGCGCCGATCCAGGCGACAGGATTCATCGGTTCAGCAACACCGCAACGCTGTCGAACGCTTCGTCCAGGCTCGTCACCCGGAACGGCATCGCCTCGAAGATCATCGGGTGCCGGTCGTGCGGGTTGCCCGACGCCTCGATCGCGATGACGGCCGGCTTCTGCAGCGCGTAGGCCCAGCCGAGTTCCATGATTGTGCCCAAGCTCGGCTTCGTGAGGCCAAGCAAGTTGACGAGGACCGCATCGCACCGGCGGACATCGTTGAAGTCGCGAGTCATGATGCCGCGGGATGTGAAGAAGGCGCCGTTCGCCGCGTAGTCGTTGAAGTCGGTGCTGATCGTCCCGCCGTTCTGCGAGCCAAGCATCGCCTTGGCACGCATCGGGCTCAACGTCTCGATGCCGCGCTCGGCGAGGTAGAGCTTGGCATTGTGCCGCCAGTCGGTCGCATCATCGTAGGCGAGCCCGGCGATTCCGCCGGCTAAGTAGACGAGGGGATGTTGACTCATTTTTCCTTATTCCTCGATGATCGCAGCGATTTTGGCGCGAATGCGCTTCGCCTTGAGCGTTTCGATGTCCGCCGCAGCGGACTCGGCCGCCAGGGTGGCGATGACGCTGCTGTTTATCTCGGCTATAGCCTCGTTCTGCACGACGACCTTGTCGAGCTGATTGAGCATGGCGTTGAACCCGGCGACGACGGCGGTTACAGTGCGTTTTCGGAACATGGCAAATCTCCTTGAGAGAGTTGGAAAGGAACGATGACTGCGTCATGTTGCTCTGGCGGACTGCGCAGCAGTTCGCAGTCTATCGGGCAAACGAGATGGTGATCTGACCGGCACCCGTAGGTCTCACACAACGAGTGGCACGGATATCTCGGGGTAGTCATACAAACCACCCTAGCACGAGAAATCGGGAAGTCAAGAATCCGCGACGAGCGTCGCGGATTCACTCACAGATAGATACGCGCCTGCGTGCCAGGATCAATCGTGTACGTAGCCCAAAGTTCGTGGTCCAGCGCACTCACATACGGTGTCACCAGCGGACGGATATCGTGGTCGTTCTCGAAAGCCTCAATAATACCGAGGCGCACAGCCGTCTCGTCGTCCCGATTCGCGGCGGCGAGCATGGTGTCGAGGAATAAGTGGACGTCGAGCCTCGCGTTGTATATCTCAGAAAAGTAATCGCGGCCGCTCGGCGTCACCGCTTCGCCTCCACCGTGCACGTTGCCACCTGTCCGGCCTCGACCAGCACCCGGCACGCGGCCTCCACGGCGATGCGCCGGGCTTCTTCACGGGTGGGGCACTGGTGAACCGCCACCGACAACACGATCAGCGCGAAGCTCATCAATACGATTGCCGCCATCTCGACACAGTTCATGATGTCAACTCCTCCAATTCGCGCGCGGTGACACGCAGGATTTCGAGCGCGGTAGCCCGATCTTCGGCAGCCACCTTGCGCGCGGCACTGATGAGGCGCTGGCACTCGCCGAGCAAGTCGTTGGCCGTGACCGCGCCGGCGTTATCCGGCGCCGCCAACATCGGCAACTCCCGGCCCCCCAGCGCGGCAACCGTCGCCGCTTCCGTGATCCGGGCGGCATGATGATCCAACTGCACTACACTTCCCGGCGGGAGGCAGCCGTAGTACCCCGACTTAGTGGCTTTATTCATCCCCCGAGTCTCGGCAACCCGCTGCCCGGCCAGGCGCTTCTGTGCCGCGAGTTGTTGCACCTTCCGGGTCATGTGCCGCGCCTGCGCCGCGCCCGGATCGAGATGCCACTGGATCAGCCGCTTCGCCGTATCCCGATCAGCGGCCCCCTTGCCCGTCACCAGCTTAGCCGCTTTCAGGTGCTCATCCCACCACGGACGCGCCGTGGTCGAAAGGTACAGCCGCTCCAGCGCCTTCTCGTCGACCTTGCGCCCCTTGAGCTCGGGCGCGGCCGCGCAGGCCATGCGGAAGGCGGCGAACATCGAGGCCCCCGCCGCCTTCATCTTCTGCGCGTAGGACTCTTCGGCCTTGCCGGCGGTGCGCTCATGGGCCAGGGCTTCGCGGATCGCGGTGTGGATCTGGTGGGTGTTCGGCTGCGCGCTCATTGGTTCTCCTCGTTCTGGATGGCGTCCATGATGCGCCAGGCGTCCGGCCACCAGCTCCATGTGGCGGTTTCAAGCAATATTATAAGGCTGTAAAACTCGTCTCTCATACACCCCTCCGGGCCGCAACAAGGAGTGCGACGATAGGCGCCGCGAGCACGGCGCCGATGGTGACGATCAGAAGTATCGAGGTCATCGGCCGCACCTCCAGCGCCGGCGCGTGCTCGCCGGGGCTTGCGCGTGCTGGCGCCAAAAAATGTCGAGCAATTCGCGGGCCGTGGCGGCATAACCGTCCGAGAGCACATCGCGCACAAGGCGCAGCAGCGACATCAACTCCCGCCTTCGGCTCGCGTACTGGTTGCCGGTGTTTCGAGCACTCGTCGTCATAGTCATCCCTCCTCTGAAAGCCGTGGCCCGCCTTCGTCCTCGCGCCGGGTGCACCAGTCGTCAGGGATGCCCTCGTCATGCCGCAGAGCCGCCGCCTGCGCGTCCTGCCGGGTGGCGCTGTTCATGACTTGCTGCACAATCGCCAGGGGGAGGCGCCTGTATTCGGGGTGCTCATGGATGAAGGCATCCACGGCGCCCGCCTCCGCGTCCGCGGCGCTGCGTATGCGCCCCGGGCAGTAGGCATCGCCAGGCAAAATCGAGGTTTGAGTCGCCAAGGTTTTCATGACGGGAACACCAGCGCCCGCCCGTCCCAGGCGCAGTCGGGAATGTGGAGACGGATGAAGGCGAGTTTTTCGGCGTCCAGCGCTTCGCACTTCGCCCTGTATTTGGCGTCCAGCGCTTCGCACTTCGCCCTGTATTTGGCGTCCAGCGCTTCGCACT